ACTCTAAACCAAGAGCCATTTTAGCCTGAACCTCATTAAGTTTGATTAAGACATCAACAGGCAATGGGTCAGGCCAATGAACTGACGTTTTATAAGTTACGGGGTCTGCTGGGTCTAACTTAAGCAGGTTCCCTGGCTCTGGTCTTGCGGAATTGCCTTCACTATACGTCAACATTTCTGGACGGAATATTGCGGCGGTGCGAATAATTAGTTCATTGATTAACTCTAAACCTTTATTAAAATGTATCTTCTTCATGGCATAACGGTTCATCAAAGGCTGGTATTGAATGGCCAAGGCTACGCCAGAAGTATTAGAAATTGGCTGCATTTGACCAAGGGCAGATTCAGGGATACCTGTAATCTCATGCATAGTCCGTTTAAGGAATTGCACGTACTCCATAGCGCCAGCCATTTCACCACTTGATTCCAAGTTAAAGACGGACGCATCTTTAGGTAATCCAGCCCAAACCTTCTTAGGGCCACGCTCTAGTTGACTGGCTTTAGCACCAGTAATGATGGTAACTGGGGCGGCATGATAATTGATAATGTCAGATACTTCTGCCATTTTCTCATTAAGTTCACGGTTTAGGGGAATGATGTCCCAAATATCAGATTGTCCCCAAGGGGAAGAAGATATAGTCACGTTGGGAATATGTACAATCGGAACCATTCCAACTGGGTTTGGATACTGGTCAATTAACTCATCATTAATAAACTGCTCTACCGTTTCATCGGAGAGTATCTCAGTAAACGTATACACTTGACGAGTTCCTTCAGGTGATGTTCCCCAAAACCTATACTTTAGTTTAAACCTAAGTAAACGGTCTCTATCATGGGGGTGATATTCTGGAAAGCAGTGTGCTGGGTTTAGGGGGATTACACGAATACGTCCCTCTTTGGTAATACCAATGCCATCAACATAGGGGTCCTCATAAGCAACCTTTACAAAACAGTCACCCGTTACACCAGCAAGTTGACCCATTTGCCACAATACAAAGTGTTTGTTGTTGTGACCGTCCCAAACGTCACTAAGTAGGTGTGGAATAATCGCATTGTTTTGCTCTGGAACCTTAAACTGGACTCCCTTACCAAAGCAGAAGTTAGTGATGTAGTCCGACATAGCACGGACATAGTTCATGTAGAACTGTGATTCGCCCATTTCGCGGCGATATGACCAGTGATGACCCAAGTACCATGCCCACGCCGCAGAGTAGCGGTTTAGACGTGGACCGTGAACCTCAAACTCTTCGTCGGCTAATTCAACTAGACCTAACGGTGAAATCGCAACAGTTAAGTCGCTAGAAGCGGCTCTGTAAGAGGGAGACCAAAAATCAATTGGCATTAGTTAGTCCTTATCAAGATAAAGGGGATTGATAAGATACTACTTCTTTTTTGCAGATGCCTTTTTTGCAGGTGACTTAGTGATACTTACATTAAGTGGTTTGCGACCCTTGTCACCAAAGAATGCGGCAACATCTGGGTCACCAATCTTTGTCGAAGCCCACGCAAGGCCTGCGGCAAGAAGTGGCATAGACATGGCGAGGAGTGCTGGGTCAACACTGTACTTGATGCCCAAGTATGTGACAATGCCTAAAACACCGCCCTTGGTTGCTTGATCTGTTGTCTGGTTTGCTGTAGCCATTGAAACGTCCTTTGATTGTTGGATACTCGATTATATCCTATAATTATACAGGCTTAGCGGGTTTCTTGTTTCCATCTCGGGCCTGGACGAAAGTATGGAAGGGCGCACCCGTACCGCCGTCGTACTTGGCACTGATGTTTAATGCCTTAAGTAGGGCCTGTTTGGCTGTATGTGGTGTCATTTCCTTTTTGGAACATACTGCCTCCAGCGCGGCTATGCCATACGCTTGTCCTGAACCTAGTGCGTATATCCCGCTTACATCCTCTTCTGTCCCGTAGTCATTATCTATCTGGTAGATTGTGCCATTCGCCAACACCAGCGCTTCTATAGACGAGTATGCTGGGTTGTCTTCATATGCTGAGAGACTTGAACCGCCCATCTCCAGACATGTTCTATAAACTGGGATGAATTGCGACACCATGAACCTGGTCAGACCAATACCTGACAGTTTAACTGGTAGCACTGGTGGTGCAAACACATGCTGGATTAAATTAATACCACGGGTGTCCCCCGCCATCCCTATCAGGTAGCGACCAACGGAAACAACTTTGGGTTGACTCTGTTTCCCCAAACGGTCGTAACCATCCACCCACCGTGAGTCAGCGCCTATAACCGCGAAACCGTCTCCTTGGATAGCAAGGATAGTGGTCATCCCTTTGCCGTGTATTCTTTGCCATTGTACATAGCCCAGCCGTTGTAGATGGGTGTCACGTCATAACTAAACCTATGAGCATCTGTGTCTTCATAGGTGACCACCCCAACCCCCTGTTGCCAGTTCTCATAACGAGTCAGTGGTCGTCCGTCTAAGTCAACACCCCCGCGTGTTGACGGAATAGCCCCATCAATCCTAGCAAGACACCCTGGGGATGCTGCCATGATTGTGCGAGGACCATCAAAGTCCTCACGTGTTTTAAAGGCTGTCTCAATCCTATGAATGTGCCCATAGATAACACTTGTCTTCTCATTGTTGAGATAGATGTGGGCGGTAGAACCAGAGGATTTAACTCGATCACCGTGAATGATTCTAAGTCTCTCGTTAATCCAGTAATCAGCGGCAGGATATCCTGGGCGATATTCCACACCAAAATCTTCCATCCTGCAAAGATATGGGACACTCAGAACTGGCCAAGAGTCTGGAGTGTTTCCTTTACGCAAGCCATAGGCGGCTCCTGCATTTACCAGCAAGTACTTTGGCATTCTTTCTTCGTGGTTTCCAGCAAGCCAAATTATCTCTGCGTGAGGTGCTGCTGCCCGCATCTCAGCACAGAACAATGTGGCTCTGTCAATGGATGCCTGCGTTGTTTGGGCAAAGGCAGGATACAACAGATACTTTCCCATTTCTGGAAGGTCTAGATTATCCCCTACGCAAACAATTACACCTGGTTTAATATCCTCAATCATCTTTAGGCAAATCTGAATTGCGCCCTCGTCATGTGTTGGTTCCAATTGACCGTCACGTCCTCGGTAATAACCAATCTGAATATCTGGTACTACAACACACGTTTTAAACGTAGATGCTTTTTTTGAAGTTGCTTTGATAGCGGGAAGTTTTATTGCAGGACCTTGGTGAATAACAGGCCATTCTGGACCCGTTTCCCATTTAGGAGAAAACTGGATTGCAGACAAGTCATGTATTGTTGCTTCACCAGTCTCATTATCTTTAGTCAATGATTGGTATAGCGAGACACGCTTAATGTCACCTATTTGATTTATGTCTATGTTCTTCCTGTCGAGCAACTCAACTAGTTGCCCTAAAAACTTAGACTTATTTTGGGTAGTATTTTGCAGGTCATTCACCAGATTCTTCACAGTAACACTCCTTGTTAATATGCCTTTGGATTGTGCTCACACTCATCAAGTATCCATTTTTTCGTAACACTTTAGAAAGCCAAACAGAACTGTAAACTTTACATTTACCTTGGGCGTCCGATTCGCGCACTAGCACAATTGCTTTTAGAAGTGCCTCTTGTTCATCATCGGGAAGTCCACGAAGAGTTCTTCCAAATTTACACTGGGCTTTTATCGCTTCTTTTTCTGGATTAATTAAGTCAAGTACTAGTGATGATTTTGACAAGTTCTACTCCAATTGTTGTGTGCCCTTACTGTAGCCTACAGATTGTAAGCATACCACCTTACCCCGAAAAGGCTGCTACCGCTACGGGTAAACTATCTCCACAAACGTAGCGTATATGCCACGGTTCGGAAGGGACAACCTCCCATGAAAATCCAAATTCCTTTACATTAGCGATTAGCCAAGCAAGCCTTTTGGGTTCCGAAGCGGAATGGACATCAACAGCAATACCAAGATTATGTTGGCTCTTTCCTGGGGTGGCTAACATAGCCATGCCTTTTTTTAGATACCAAGTTTTTCCTTCAAATGATTTGGTGCTTGTTCCTGCAATCGGTTCCAGTACGTAGCGCTGTTTAAAGCCCGCCAGTTGTGCTGCGTAACTGCGATAGCAGTCGCCTGATGACGTGGGTTTGAGTATAATTCCTTCTGATTTGGCTTTGGCAACCATTGCTGCCCATGCTTGAGCGGCAATGTGGTGGAGTCTTCCTCCGCCAACAGCGGGGACGAGGAGATGTTCAGGCAATTTTCCAGGGATAACTCCTTTCAGGTCAGAGGGTAGTTTAACAGGAACAATATAATCCCAAGCAACCTTTGGCATAATTTACTTCTTTCCTTTTACGTGCCAATCTATATGGCCATTTAGTCTATCGCTTATTTTAGTAAGTTCAACTCCATGACTTTTTAGTTCTTCCATAACACGACCATGGTCTTCGTGGTTCTCAGTTCTGAATACCTTCCACTCCATACGCAGATTAACAGCAAGCCATCCAATACCACCCAGTACTGGCGCAGCAACGGCGGCGATAATGGCGGCGATTTCAGGACTCATGTTATCTTCTTAAACTTCTTTGAACGAATGGAAACATCAGTATTACCACTACGAAGTTGCTGTATTTCTTGGTAGTCGCTTTTGCGAACAGTATCAAGTTCATTTAGATTTCCAGGATTAGCCTGATTATATATGTATTGTGCCCTGCTACGCATGCGCTTTGTATCAATAAACCGAATTCGTGGAGAAGCGCCCGCACCTCTAATGGCTGTAAAAGCCTTGTGTGGCTTGAACGTGTCCGTTGGGTCTTTTGCAGTCTGAGAAACGGTGCTATCTTTGCGGGCACGCTGCAAAGTGCTACCAATAAAGCCAGTGCCACTACCAGTGCCATGACCACCCACAAACTTATTTTTAAAGTTATAGTCATAACCTAAGTTACGATGTGTGTGTTGGGTGCTATAAAACTCAGACCAACGGGCTTGGCGCATAGCGCTAAAGTCGTACAAACCACCGCCATGTACCGTGCTGGCGATTGGAATACCCGATATGGATGTAGTTAGTGGTCTAATAATCCTTCTGGGGTCACGACTACGACCACGAGGACTACTTCCTGTTCCAGCACGAGCCATGACTAGGTTAGTGTAATGCTGTTAAATATCAGTCAAAGACAACTGTTGCATTAGGGCGGTTCATATGCCCACCACTATTCATTTCCCTTTCAAAGGTTGGCATACCATCGCCAGCCATTGCGCCAGTTACGAAATCTGACAGGACAACTGGGGCTTCAACCCAAGAAGCCGAGCCGACGTGGGCACGCTCTTGCATTGTTTGCTCAGCATGTTTAAACACCATTTCTGGGTTATTGTGGTTATCGCGGCCTCGGGCCGAAGATGTATCAAAGTAGGCACCAACAGCAAAGTCGTTTGGTACGTCTGTGTCTGTTGCTATACCCTCTTCAAAACGAAGAGGACCCTTATTGCCTGGAATGCTCGGAGCCAGCGTGCGTTCAAACACATTAGGGGTGCGCTCTGGAAACATTGGATTTGGTGATACGGTCATTTTAGGTATTCCTCCAAGTAATTTTATCTGGTACGTTTATTTTATCAGTTTTTAGTGGTCGTGTTTATCTAAAAAACGGAGAAGTGCTAATTTGCACCTCTGGGAGTGTTTCAAAGATGCTCATAGCACAGGCAAGTGCCAAAGAATCGGGGTAATCGTCAAACGCGCCCTTCTCATCTGGGGCTGCCGCCAGTAGATACGGACCTTTGTAAACCTTCTCAAGGTCACTCATTTGCTGATTAAACCTTTTCCAGTTACGAGTTCGGCGGGCCTTAGAGTGCCCAGGTATCACCAACTGCTCCCTTTGGATTAACTCAGTTAAATGAACCCAACGCTCATTTTGGTTCTTTGAGTCTGAGTTCATCGGAAAGACTTCGATGTCTGGTAACAGTATCTTTAGGCGCTCTGCCACAGCCCCACCAACACCTTGGGCATCCACGGCAATTCTAAACACATCGTAATTCTT